GGTGGCATCACTTGCTGCATCATCTGCTGTGGGATTTGAAACATCTGATTGAAAAATGCACTTGCCGCTAGGGAAAGTACTACTGTAGTTATAAAAACTATTACACAACGTCTGATCATTATACTATCTCGAAATAAGAATAATTGAAGGAAATTATTGCGGTAAGATATTCTATGTCTGCTATAGTAATATCAAATGGCAATGCCGAAAGGCTAGTTGGATAGGCATCAATAAATCTAATTTGTTTAACCAGATTGTTAGCTGAGCTATATATGTTTAGAGTTACATCTCTTACATTGGATGCGGAATCATTATCATTAACCTGATTGTATAACCAATCATATATCTCCTGATAGTTAACTAGATCTTCATCTACAATAAAAGAACACTCGAATGGACCATAGACTATCTTGTCACTAGCTATAGCAATATTCCTTGAGGGGGTTGAAAGAGGTGCGCCGTCGACTATAACATCTGGTAGTACCATTGTTTGAATAGTAAACTCTGCTTCTGGATATACAGTCTTATCGATCTGTAGTACAAAGGAGGTAGGGGTTAGGAAGTTCTGACTTGGCATAATACTATTTATATAGATTTAGTATTATTTATAACAATAAAAAACCCCTCCGAAGAGGGGTTCCTAGATTCATCTATTAACTAGTTATTATACACCAGTTACTTTGAAGATTCTGAAGTAAACATTGTTACGTGCACCAGCTGTGGTGAATGGATTATTAACCATACCATATCTAGTCTTGAAACCGATACGTGGCTGGAAGTCATTCTCGCCAATCGTTTTCATCATTGATAATGGAACGTATGGACAGTAGAACATACCTGCATCATATGGGTTAGTACCCTTGTAACCAACTGTTACGTAGTCAACCGTTGCATATGGATCAACATATACTTTGATCTTACCGTTTAAAGTACCAGCAAATAAGTTGCCAGTAGTATCAACGTTTTCAATCGGTGATTTACCACTAATACCTAAGCCAGTATCTAATACGCCTGCAGCATTAAGTGCAGCAGCTACGTTACCAGAAGTAACAATGAAGTTACCTTTACCACGACGAGTAGCAATTGCAATTTCATTACATTCCTTCTCGATTGCAGTTACTAGACCTTTGTATCTTTCCACAGCCCATCTACCATCAGCATCAGCTGTTAGGTCGAATGTGCCAGGTGTTGCAGTACCAGCTGCACCAAGAACCGCATCAATGTTTGTCTGACGGATAATCTCACGATTCATTTCCGCTAAGATTTCAGTTGATAGGATATTGGCTAACTCTGATTCAGCATTAAGACCATGTACAGCTTTAAGATCTTGAGCTAATTCCATTGTGTACTGAGCTTTCAGTGCACGAGATTTAGCAGTAACTGTTGTCTTATCGATTGAGAATGCCATCTCGTTCCATGCATTACCAGTATTACCTAATGCTTCAGAATCTGAAGTTGACATACCAACACCACGTGAATATGCAGCATCGAACGGATCACCGCCACCTGCATGAGCTAAACCAGCAGCTTGATCACCAGAGAAGTCAGTATCAGCTTCATTGAATGCTGATTCTGTGCCTGTCTGTGATGTGTAGCGTGACTTCATCGCGAAGATCATGCCAGTTGGACCAGTCATTGGTTGTACACCAGCAATATCAAATGCTAGTAAGTTCGGGGTAGCACGTCGTACTAAAGAAATTAGGATTGGATCCCAACCTTTAACACCAGTACCTGCAGGAGCGTGGCCAGCGTTAGCAGCAACCTCCGTAAGCATACCCATTTCGTTTCTTTCTGCTGCAAAAGCTTTTTCTTGGTTTTCAAGAACTACTGCAGTAACGGCACGTTTGTGCGCGTCATGAATAGTACCAGCTTCCTCAGCATCAAGTACCGGAGCCCATTTCTCCTGTAATTGTTTTGTATTTAATTCCATTGTTTTCTCCTTAAGAATTATATGTTGTTAATGGCATTCATGTATGCAGACATATTGCCTGATAGTACTTGAGTGTCGTCTTGTTGTTTATCTTCTGTAATAGCATCGATATTATCGGCGCTTGTTACTTCAGTGTCGTCTTTGTTAAGGTAAGACTCTTTAATTGTTGCAACCTTAGCTTTATATTCTTCCAAATCACCAGCATCAATAGCTTCTGATAACTCAGTTAATTTTGCAGCTTCCGTAGCAGCTAAACCTTCACATGCTTCAGCAATAACTTGTTTTCTTTCAAAGTCTTTGACTTGTTCAGATAACTTAATATTTGCTTCTGTAGCTGTATTCAATTGATCCTTAGCATCTTTAGCTTCTTCAGATAATTGGTCGATCAGATCGCCCTTATCTTCTGGAACCGTAATGTAATGATCTTCAAATACTTTACCAAGTGAATTAATAAATGATTCAGTAATTTCTGATTTCAAACCATGCTCAATAGCAACTTCGTTATCAGTCATCCAGTTCTCAACTACATAGTTAAGATAACCATCAACTTTATCTACTAGATCTTCTTTAATAGCTTTTACTTCTTCCGACAAATCAGATACATACTGCTCTTCTAATTTACCGATCTTTGTAGCAACCTTTGATTGTAAAGCAGCTTCGAAAATAGTAGCAGCCTTCTCTTTGAAGCCTTCAGATAAAGACTCTTCGCCTTTAACTAATGCATCAAGATCCTCTTTGAAGTCTTCTTCTTTCTCGACTTTCTTAGATTCTTTTTTAGCTTTCTTATTTTCTTTCTTGTCTTCTACTTCACCTTCGTCTTTATCACCATCTTCATCATCGCCTTCTTCTTCGTCATCGTCATCATGACCGAATTCTGCCACAGCTTTCTTGGCTTTTGCCTTTTCTGCTGCTTCGAAGATTGCATCCAGCTCTTCTTTATTCATCTCTGATAAAGAAGCGTTAATTGCTGAGATCGTTCTAGATGTTGTTAAAGGTGCCTCAATAGTTGTTTCTTCAACAACTACGTCATTAGTTTCCTCAACAATAACATCTTCAGCAATTACGTCATTTTCTTTTATATCTTCTGACATATTTTTACTCCTGTAAGAGTTATAGTTTAGAGAGGAAATGTTCAAAGCCTGCTAAGTTGGCATCAGTGTTATCCACCTCTTCCTTAACTTCCACCTGCTGTATCATTTCTGTCTCACCTTGTTCAATTACCTGTGTATAATGACCCTCGGTCAATTCCCAGTCAACACCTTCCATAATGCCATTTACAAATGCATTAGGTGCTGAGGGGTCTTGAACGATATCAACTGTTGCAAGATGAAAATCATCCTTCACATAGTTAATGCCATCTTTCATTTCCAGGCTTCCCATACCACGACTTGAAACACCAAGTTGTACACCGCCTTCAACCAAACCTTTTACGATTTGTCCCATAGGAGTATCCAAAATAAGTGCCTTTCCAATCACATTATTACCATCCCATTTAAGTTCAGTAATTCTGTGACTAACTTTATCTAAATTAATACTAGGGCCATCTGGATGATTTAACTCACCTACTGCGCGGCCTGTTCTAACTTGTTCATTTACATATCTATCTACTGCTTGCGTAAGAACTTCCCGTGAATAAACACGTCCGTTTCTATTTTTGCCTTCCGCCTGCATAAAAATTCCTTCGATATAGACATCCTTCTTGCCGTTCTTTCCTTCGACAATGCTATATCCTAAATTGCTTTCTCTATATTCTGTTATTAGTTTCATAGAGGATCTCCCAGTGTATTAAATTCAAACTCCCCTAGATCTGCAGTTGCATGAAGAACCTCAAATTGGATTTTATAATCTAGCGAAATCCATAATTTTTCCTTGTTAATGCCACTATCACCAGAGAATATAGTAATACCTTTAATCAAACCTTTTGGTTTCATTCCTTTAGAAGCTAATTGAGTGCTCTTTACTAATATTCTACCTAAAGCATCAGTTCCTACTGTTAGCTTAGCGTCCATGCCAATTTGTTTCTTAACAGCATGATTAAGTTCTATGGCAACTACATACAAATCAAAATCTTTGATTGTTAGTTTAGCTTTCTTTGCTTCTAATATAGATTTGCATTCATCGATTAAATTCATTTTAATACCTTCCTTAATTACCAAATGGCTTATTATCTAATAGGTTTAGAATACCTTTTTTCCTAGCATGCTCACCACCAAAGTTACCAACCACGACTTGATAGTACATTTCTTTCATTTGCTTATCTAATTTCTTTTGATAAGGACCATTATCTGCTGTAAACCTAATTTGTGACCATGCCATTCTCAGGTCCATGATTGCTTTAAAAACTTTCTTTTCATCCCATTTCTCGTTAAGATCTTGGGCTTCTCTGATATCTTGTAAGTTTTTCATTAAACTATTTTGGACGCCTTAGTAGCAGTCTTCCATATTGCATCAAGGGATTTTTCCATTGATATAATCTGATCATGTATATCCTTATCCTCATCAGCCTTGGCTAAGTCATCGATATCTTTTCTCATGTCTACTACACTTTTAGCTAACTTATTAAAAGCTTTGTTTAATTTTACTTTACTTCTATCAATTTTAATACCGGTAGAATACATTGCTTCATCCACTGGTCTAATATCTTTAAATTTTTTCATAAGTCCATTGCCTTAATAAATTCTTTTAGTGCTTTCTCAGCTTCCTTAACAGATTTGAATTTATCTAATCTGTCTCCATCTATATACAAGTTAAACTTTGAAGTAATAACGGCAGTCATTTTTTTCTTTTTGCCGAGTCTTTTAATTTCCTTTTCAACCGTCTCGCCCTTTGGCAATGCTAGTTTCTTTTCAATTATGGTATTAAAAGATTCTTTAAATGTCTGGATCATTTACGGGTTCCTCTGGTATGGGTTCTTTAGCTCCATACATATCAGAAGCGATTTCCCTTTTTTTAGCATCCAATGCGTTATTCATTTTATCAGCCATAATACTATTAAAAGAATTATTGCTATCTTGCGCGTCTCCGCTTTTAATGTTACTAATTAAGTCTTGTATATTCATGTTTGTATAATATATTTATAAAAAAATAGAATTCTATATAGTTGATTTCATAAGATCAGGATTAAAGTCGTCATCTTTAACAGGATCTTTCTTATTATCTTTCTGGATTTGTTTAATATCATCATCAGTAAGATTGAGGATATTTCTACGTACCCAGTCTTTGCTATAGAACACTCCAATGTATTCGTCCATCATTTGCAGAGTTTCTATTCTTTCTTTAAGGATCTCTGCATCCTTAAGTTCAGCATAATAATTATCTCTAGAATAATCTATTGTAATATCATCCTTAATAGACTTCCAGTCCGAAGGAACAATAATTTTCTTAAGTATCAATTGACGCTTAAGAGTTTCATAGAATAATGTAGAAAATTTATTTCTGACTCTATCAATAAACTTCTGAAACTTTAACTCGTCACGAGTAATTTCAGATGATCTACCAACATTAAATGTATCATCATCTTGTAATCTAGATGAAGGTACGTTTAGTGCTTTATATAATTTGTTTTGGAAGTATACAATATCTTCGATTTCACCTAGGTTTTGACCGCCTGGTAATGTATCGATTTCAGTACCTCTGCCACCTTCTCTACGAGGTAGCCAGAAGTCTTCCATAATACTCTTGTGATCTTTCTGATCTTTAATCGCGCCTGTTGTTGGATCATAAACAATCTTATTACGATACTTATTCATCGTGTTGTTTAGATATTCTTCGGCCTTGCCCCTTGGTAAGTTACCAACATCGATATAGAATATACGACGTTCTGGTGCCCTTGCGATTCTATAGATTACCAATGAATCTTCCATCATTGACAATTGATTTAAAGGCTTAAGGGCTTTTTGTAAATAGCCAATTACTTTATCACGGGTATCGTTTAATAAGCCAGAGTTAACTTGAATGATAGCATCTAATGATATCTTAAGGCCATCGCCTGACGCGTTCATCTGATCATCTTGGAATAGATAATACTCATCTAATACTTGGATTAGTTCAACACCAGTCTTAGGATCTTTCCTTTTCTCTACCTCTTTAATCTTTCTGATCTTAGTAGGATCGATTTGCTTCAGTTCTAATATACCACCTTCTGAAGCACTCGGATTAATAATTACATGGAAGAATAATCTACCATCAATATACCATCGCTTAAACATATCATAACCATTTTCTTTAAAGTTTAAAAGATTAATAACCTTATCATACTCTTCTAGAATAAGTTTTTTAATGTTATCCGGCTGGTCTAAGTCATCTAAGTTTAGCTTAGTTATAATTCCATCTTCTTCTGTAATGGCTTCATTACAGATATCTTCAATGGCCGCATCGATTTCTGGATAATGAGATATGTTTCTATATTTTGCTATCAGGTCTTTATCATTTTCAAACTGATCGCCGTTGATATCTAAGTACTGACCGAAGTACCCGCCTGATGGCGAGATCTCATACGATCCGTCTAAATTATCACTTACAAATGATAATTGTTTTTTCTTATCTTCGATCTTCTTTTTCTTAAAAGTGAACCCGAAAAATGTATTGTTTTTTTCTGCCATATTTTTTAATGAGTAATTACTCTTTTATAAGATTTATAACTTTATTTATAAGCCTTATAAAAGAGCATCCCGAAGGATACCCTTTTGTTTTATGATTTAAGTTGTTGTGTCACTTTCCCAATACTGTACTTGTAGTTCAACCGTAAACTCTTCGATTGCATTCTCAGTATCATATGATACCTCGATAGCACCGATGTTAGTCGGGAATGTACTACGGATATTGTATGTCTTCAACTCAGTGCCGTCTTTATCTAACTGTGAAACAATCATATCTGCCATGTAGTCAGATGGATTTGTTAAACCAGTATTAGCATTGTGTTGGTTAATACCATTCATCCATACTTCGAATGAATTTCTAATATCAAAACCAGTATCATTGATAACTGTAATAGTCCAAGGTTCAAACGTTCTATCACCAGCTACTTGTAATTGTCTGCCACGGAATGGTACCATGATCGGGGCAATTACTGAGGCCGGTAATGAAGCAGCTTTAACCATGAAAGCAGCAAGTTCTACATCTCCAGTAACATATGAAGGGAAACCCAAGGTTGCCTTAAATAGGTTAGGACGAGCACCGCCACCAGTTAGTTTTGCTTTAAAATCATCTACTCCTAAAATAGCCATGATTAGTTACCTCCAGCAATTTCACTAAACTCAACACCAGTTCGAGTGGCAATAAAGTTTAATGTAATAAAGTTAATAGAGCGTGATGGCTTGATGTAAATATCAGCAACGAATCGATTAGTATCGATAATATTACCGGTATTATTTGTTTCATCACAAACTACTTTAAAGTCTGTGACACCACGTCTTCCCTTAATGTCACGTAAGAAAGGCTCTACCATGTTTCTAAATTGTGCTCTAGTGAATTCATCGTTGAATTCGAATAAAGAAGCTTTAGAAGCTTGGGAGATTGCCTTCTCCAAAGTGATAAACAATCTACGAACGTTGATTCTGTCAAATGCAGAAGCTTTAGTTTGTAGAGTTTTATCACCCCATAACATTGTACCTTGACCAGGAAAAGCTACGATAGGATTAATACCTTGCTTATATAGGTCATCTCTGTCTGCCTGTATTGGATTGAATGCTAGCTTAGTAACATTTAATACATTACCTCTTGTCATACCTGCAGGTGAGAACCATGCATCAGCTACCATATCCGCGTTAGCAGATAGACCAGCCATAGAACCTGAAGCAGGAATCCATCTGTATTGATCTTTATATTTATCATAAACATATAAAGCACCTGAATCTGCAAATGCATATGAAGATGAAGTTAATCCAGATCTCCATGTTTTAACACTTGCTGCGGGAGATGAATTACCTACCGTAGCCGATATCGGCGGTGAAACAAATGCTACACAATCTTTCCTTGTTTGAGCAATGCTAATAACGTGATTAGCAATTGTTGTTGCATCAGCTGCAACCATAGGATTTGGATTCATTATTAATGAGATCTCTACCGTTTCTGGATCAGCAAACATATCAAATGCTAATTGAGATTCTCCAACTGTTAGTTGGTTATCATTAACCGCTCCGTCTAAGTCTGCTTGGAAGATGCCCGTACCAGATACTACAGTGAATGTAGTATTAGCTGCGGGATTTCCTGACTGTGGAAGGTCAGCAGGTTTAGCTCCAACTCTTAACCAACTAGAAGATCTATTGATCTTCAGTTTCCAAAAGTTAGTTGTTCCGTCTGATGCAACCGCATCTCCGGCTTGTGAAACATAATCATACGTTTCTAATACAGTCATTGCTGTGCCGGTAATACCGCCATCTGCATCATATACTACAACATGCATCTCGTCGTTACTACCGCCGAGTGATGATACATATGATGAAGTGCCTGGTGCACCGTTAAAATAACTTGCCCATGTCCAAGCAGCAAAGCCAGCGGTTGTACCACATACTGATATTGCTACTGAATCTCCAACTGTTCCAGCAAACTTAGCTACTGCCCAGTCTCCTGCTCCAAATGATTGATTACTAAAATCATCATCATTTTTAACTAAGATACCTGTACCAGATACCGTAGCATTCAATGCTGATGCCCCAACTGCCCTGACAACTCTTAACGTGTTGCCATAGCTTAAAAATTGAGCTGCTCCTAACACACTTAAAAAAGTGTTGTCATCGGGCTGCCCAAACGTTTCAACTAGTTGTGTCTCATCTCCTACAGTCACTATCTCGTCCGCTGGACCCCATTGGAATGAGCCAGCGATGGCTCCGATAGATGCTGAAGTAGCAGGGACTACATTAGTTAAATCGATTTCTTTTACCTGTACACCAGGTGAAACTAGAAATGCCATTTAATACTCCTGTCAAAATTTTATAAGATTAAACATAATAAGGTTTGTTTTCAATATAGTTATTTATAATTATTGACCTTTCCAGACCTTCCATCCATCGCCAAGAGGGTGTAGTTCCCCCATACCATCATCTCCCATTATTCCAACCGGAATTAGTTCAGCTTCGAATTGTTTAATTCTCTCAGCATATAACATATTCTTCATTGTTATATCTGTTGATTCTTCGAAGAAAGGTGTAGAAGTAAACCATCCAAACATAACAAGGTTCATCATTAAATCGTCATGAGAATTATGGTCTGCTTCATATGATGACCCCCTTGCAATAAACGTTGACATCTCTCTGATAGTTTCTTCATCGTTAATTGTCAATTTCTTCTGTTCCATAATATCTTTAATATTAGAACAACCAATACGCTTTATCTTTTTAGTCATTGTAACACCAATAGCATTAGCCTTAATCATTGACTCGACAAATACATTTTCATACTCTAGATCATAATACAATCCATTACAAACTAATTGGCCAGCATCATTACTTTCTACCACCACATAAGATTCATTATAATGAGTACCATATTTATAAATAACATCCGGAAATAATAGAGGGCTCATCATGTTATCTCTGAATGTTGCTACCTGATTAAATGGTTCTACTGATACATCTATAACATTAAACGTAGAGTAGTCCATACCTCTTCCCTTTGATACATCAACAAACATTAAATAGTTATGTCCTTCAATGGGATCTTGAAATATTTTAATATTATTTAAAATAGATACCGGCCGTTTAGCTTTAAGATTTAAAAGAGTATCTGCATTGATTAGGGTATTGCCTGTGCCATGAAATGAATTACCGAATTCCTGATCGAATTGTAATTCAGATGTATTGCTAATTGTTTGTGCTTTCCACTCATCATCTCTCCCAGGAACATCCCACCAATCAACTCTAAATGGTATAAATTCATTTGTTTTTTGAAGGGCGCCTTCATATAATCTATGGTATATATTACCAATGCCATTGGCTGTAGATGTAATAATAACCTTTGTTGTTTTACCTGCTGATACAACAGGATATGTAGATGTATAGAATTCAGTTGCATTCTCAACGAATGCGAACTCATCTAAGTATAGCAAGTTAATTGACATACCTCTAATGGATGAACCAGATGTTGCAGCTGCTATAATCCTTGAGTTGTTTGAGAATTCTATTGATCCTTTATTTAAAGCCTTGCATCCAGGCTGTAGAAAGAATGGTATGTTCTCTAGCATTAGAGTTACTCTGCCAATCATCTCCCTGGCAGTAGCTCCTTTGTTAGCTAGGATAGCTACCGTCTTTTCTGGTTTAAATAATGCATACCATAGTAGATATGCTACAGTAGATATAGACTTACCGGATTGTCTACATGCTAAGACTATTGAGAATCTATTATCATTGAAATGATCAAACATTTGCTTTTGATAATCATATAACATAAATGGAACTAATCCTTCATCCAAAGAAATAATTTTACAATAAGTTTGAGCAAAGTATACTGGGTTTTCTGAGCATTCTTTATATTCTAAGATCTTCTCTTTAGACCACTCAGTTACTTCATCAGCTCCCCTTACATTTGGATTTCCTAAATAGTTATTATTAATTTTCATTATTTTGTAATATGAATCTGACATGGCCATTTATACCACAGAGGTCATCGTTATTGCCAATGTGATCAAACATTTTAATCGTATATGGTGTTGAGTTTAGTATATTATTAATCTTTTCTAGACCATCTTCGTAATTGTATTTTAATAAAAATGACTCTTTATGCGGGCCCTGATGTTCTATCTCATACTTATATAATATTTTTAGATTAAATGTGAATAGAAAAGAATCATTAACTATGTCCATACACATATCTAATAGATCTGGTATATCATCAAAGGATCTATAGTGCAAACTATTAATTGCCATGGCACAATCAAATTTCTTTTTATATTTCTTAGTAAATTTGTAGTTGAATCTTTCTTCTGAGTCAGCACTCCCCCACTCCGTTGGCAACGGTTCAAATGTCATTATATTTGGAAACCATTTTGACCAAACATTTGACCCTGATCCTATATCTGCAACTAGGGTCGGATCATTTTCATATAATATATTAATATAGTATACTATATCTTTAAACATAACTCTGTTATCAAACCAAAGCCTGGGGGCTCTCATATTAATATCGCCATCAACTATGATATCATAGTGCTCAGCCATTCTATCGTATATCGGAATATGTATATTACTATTATAAGGTCTTATCTTCTGCATCTTCAATCACCAGTTCATCACGTAACATTTTCTGCAGATCTGTTGTTGACCCAATGAATACATTATTATTAGTAACTCCAGTGGATTCTAAGCCAGGAGGTCTGTTGTCAGTCTTCTCTACTTCTTTCTTTGTCTTATGGAGTTTTAGTATCTTCTCGCCAATCTCTGCATTCTGTTTGATTAGCTGACCAAGAACTTCGAATGCTCTTGGGTGTTCTGATTCCCTTGCTAGTTCCATCATTAGTTCGATGGCTTCATCGCCTTGATCTGTTAGATCATATAGGGATTTTCTTATATTTTTATAATCATTATCTAGATCATCACTCATGATATATTACCTATGGTTCGTTAAAAAAGTCTATAGTCTCCGTGTAAGGTGTTGTAGTTCCATCTATTTTCTGTACTTCAATTGGTTCAAGTGTATCACCGTCTATATACTTCACTCCAGTCTTTTCAATAATACTTCTTCTGTATAGACCCTTATAATATCTAATTCTTGTTTCAAAGTTCAAAGTATATACGATTGATCTTCTCTCGATCAAGTCACCTTCATATTCATCATTTAATGAGACTGCTGTTAGTATGATCGGAACGTCAGAAGTTAATTCCATCTCCGGAATATCTTTAATTGTTACTGTATATTCTGGTTGAAATATTGGAAGTATCTGTTCTAATATTTGTAGAGCTTCGTCCTGTGTCTTAGATAGAATGTTTAATTCAAAGTTAACTTTGTATACTGCAGGGGCACCTAAAGAATCTCTATTCTTAGGATCACCAGCTACTACATGAGCAAACTTCTTATGCTTGTTAAGCTTAGCAGCTCCGTCATATAACATATCAGTAATTTCAAATGAGATCCTAGGCAATTTAAGTGCCATCTTAGGATCTCTACTCTTCTCGGTTAACCTTGCTAGGAATTTCTGTCTCGGTCCATAAGCAAGAGGTACTTTAATTGTTTGGAGATGATCACCTGCAGCATTTCTCTTAATGACTTTAATATCATTAAATAGGGAACCGAAGACTGATACCATACGCCTTGTTGATTCGTTGTAAAAAGGATTCTCAAACATTATGTAGGATCTCCGAATGGATTAAATTCTGAGAAGTCTATGATATCATCAGCCTCTGATTGGAAGGCATCATTGTCACTAAAGACATCTCTGTTATAATTTGTTCTATCA